CACTAGTAGGTAAATGTACTAGTTTACTAACTTGATTAGTAAAGGCTTTTGGATCATCTATAGTGTTTAGTATGTCGTCTTTTAGGCTCATGCTAATATTTACCTTCTTCTTAATGCTTTATTTAACTGTGCTACACGTCTTGATGCTGGATTAAAACGTTTTGTACGCAGAGCTTTTCTTGTGATTCTAGCCCCCATACGTGATCTTGTTTTTTTAAGGGTAAATCTTTTTTTAATATCTAATGGTGCTGAACACACACTGGGATTTGAAACTATTCTTCCTTTTTTTCTGCCAAAAGTACAACGGTATTTTTTAACTACTTTTTTACCTTTACGACCAAAAATCAATCTTGATTCAGGTAAACCAACGTTGTTGTCAATTTCAGCAATAATCATTATTATGCCCTATAAACTATGGTAAACAATGTGGTTAACAACGTAATGAATAGTGTACCCATTGACCATATAATAATTCTTTCAATTTTTGTAAACTGTTTGTCAGTGTGTTCTTCCATTTTATCTATGCGTAGATCAACTTTATCGAATCTTTTTTGTATTTCTTCATGTCTTTCATGTGACACAACCACATGTGTTTCTAAACTTTGTGATTCTAAACTTGCCAAACTAGCATGTGGTTTTTTATTTGGTTGATTATCCATTTTATAGTGTCTCCGATTGACTAAATTCTAAATTTATTGCTCCAGTTGTATTTATAGTTCCGCCATTTAATACTACACCGTCCATAGATTCAATTAATTTGCCTAAAGGATTACCATTTTTAGCAAAAACATCTGGATGTTCTACTGCAAACTTAAATACCCAACCTGCACCAGTTAGTGTTGGCGCTCCGTTTAAATCTAAATCAGCGACCTGCACAGGATCATTTGAAATAATCACCTGTGAAAACATTGCAATCATTTGTACCAGTGAATCAAAATCTTTTTGTGTAGCATCTTGATAATTGCCAGTTTGTGTAACATCAATTGTAGTGTACATGATATAAAACTGTAAGTTACTACTGATAAACTCACCGCCTCTTGCCGCTCCGTTAATTCTAACTGCCATTATTTTTTCTTCCTTAAATCTATGTTTTTTCTTGTGTCTGCATAAGAAGGACCTTTGCCTCTACCAAGTTTGTAACCAATGTATGCACCTGCTAAAGCGGCACCCACTGCCATTGCTTTTGATGGTTTAACTTTTTCTCCATCAACATAATCTCTTTCACGTGACAGTTTTTGCAGTGTTGTCATCAATGATGATTTAGGAGCATTTGCTCTAAAGTAATTGTATAAACTTGAAACCAGTGTTCGTTTTTCTCTTGTTTTTAAATTTTCCCAATCACCTGCCAAACGTTTCATTGATCTTAATTTGCTGTCATTCACAAACAACATTGACTGCAACTGCATCAGCATTCTTTTTTCTGCATCTGTATTTGCACCAGATGAACCAATATGATTTAAAAATCCTTTGATTTGTGTCATATTAGGACGCATTCTTTTTAATAATATTTCGCTGTTTTTTTCATCTTCAAATTTTGTAATTGATCCTTTGCCAAACAAGGCGTGTAACATTGCATATAAATCTGTACCGTTTGATCTAAAATAATCAAAGTTGCCATAACTTGCTGTCCTGTTAGCATAAGTGCTGGCTACATTTGAATATTTGAATTCTCTGTTTAATACTTGAAGTGCAATCATATGTGCAAAGGCATTATCAGCCATATCACGTGCTGAATAGTTTGATAGTCCATGACGAGATCTAAACATTCTTGCTTCAGTCATTAAATCATTTACAAAATCTAATTCCATTGTTTCACTTTTCATAAAATTCTTCCTACTAAAATCTAATCTATCAACAACTTTTACAGCATTACCAATATGATCAACAGCAACAAATCCTTCTGGATCTCTTACTTTTAGTTCTCCGTCTACTTCTTCAAAACTATCAATTGCTTTAATGTTTGATAATTTCTTATATAATATGTCTTTTATAGCACCTAATTTAAGCCACAGTGCATAAAAGTTCATCATATTACTCTTATTAGTATTTAAGTAATTTACTCCAATTTCAAGGGCATTTAAACGGCGCTGTCCTGCAGGACCTTCACGTCCTGTTTTTAACGATGCTATTTTTTCTTCTGCTCTGCGATTGTAATCAGCAAGAAACTGATTAAAAAACTGTTCCGGGTCTTGTTGTATTGCATTTTGCTTAATATTAGTATTCATTGCGGCCGCAATGTTTACTTTTAAATCTTTACCAGCTTCTGTGCCATCTAAAAATTCAAAAGCATTTCCACTTGCATTTAAGTGTTTTTCTGCATCAGCAATAGCATTTTCAACTGCTGTTGATTCTTGTGCTGTCATTGTTGCCATACCAGAAAAATCTTTTATATATGCATCATCAAACCAAACATCAGGTGTTTCATTTAGATCTGATAAATCAACTTTAAATGATGCTGACATACTATCTAAACTTTTACCTTCGTATGACGTATGAAATACAATACCAACTTTTGCGTTTTGTATTTTTTTACCTAATTCCGAGTCAGTTGGAACTGCGTATGTGATTGTGTTTGGTTTAAATGTTACGTATGATTTGTTTTCAAAGCCTCTTGTTTTTAAATCACCTTGTGTAAACATTAGGTCGCCTTGTAACACACCTTGTATATTTAATTTTGATAAATTTTGTAATGCTGTGTTTAGTTTGCCACGCAATTCACTTTTGTCATTGTCTCCTGTGTCAGCATGATTGGTTTCGATATCTTGTGCTGATTTGTTGAGTTTTGGATTTTTATTAAACACCCCTTTTGTGCCAATAAAAAATTTGCCGTCAGCAGGATCTTTACCACAGACAATTGCTGGAGAACCATCCCACTTTGTGGTAATGTTAAACTTTTTAGGTGAGTGCCCTTTTACTATGGTTGATAAATTTTTTAAAAAACGAATGGCTTCAACAGCACCTTTTTTGCCTTTAAAAAGAGATAAATCTTCTAAGTGCGTTAAATGTGTGTTAACATCTTCATTAATGATATTAAGATCTGTCAGTTTCATTGATGCTGTTTATCCTTCTGATGCCACGTTCAAATTTTGCAGGATCTGAACTCTTAATGCTGTTAATTAATCGTCTTGATAATTCACCAGCAGTGTTTTCATCATAAGATTCATACAGCATATCAATTAAATTGAGAGCAGATGAAATAACATGGCTAGCACGTGATTCAATTAGTGCTTCTCTGTTACTTTGCGGTACAGATTGGCTAATTTCTTCCAGGATTGATCTAGTGTGTCGTTTCATTGTCATCAGCTTTTTAATTTCCTATACACTTATTTATACTAAAAAGAAGCCTATAAACACTCATACTATAGATCATCTTCTGTTGAATATTGATGTCTTTTTGATTTTAATATGCTACGTAGGTTTGCTACTTGCTCAACCTTTTCAGCCACCTGTGCGCCTTGATTTTCAGGTTTTTTAGGTGTTATTGTGCTGGTTCTTTTCTTTATTGTACTTGCTACATTGGCTGTTGTCATATTATCATCTTCAGCCATTTGCTCTTCTGTTAGATCTGTGATTCTTAAGGTATCTATATTAAATGCTAGATTAATTTTAGTTCCAACACCACCACTTGATCTTGTTTTCATAAGTTGAATCAAATACCTACCACGCTCACGCATAGCCCTACTTGTTTGGATACCAATCACGTTGTCTGCTGTTTGAATTTTACTTAATCCTCCTGCAATATGCGAGTGGTCAAATTCTGTTTCTTCAACACTAGCTCTGTTTAACTGAGATGCTGTGGCTAGTACAATCTGATGTTCAACTGCTAAATTACGCAATTCTTCAGATACATATTTGTCTTTAATAAACAAATCACTTGGAGAAACTCTTTTTGATATTGGCATCAACAAGTCCAAATAGTCAACACAAATACAATCTGGTTTAACACCTGTTTGCACTTCATACTCTTTCAAATAACTACGCAGGTCATTTACTGTTGCACCACTGCTGATGTATTTTAATTGGAACTTACCAGACTTTTGTCCTTGCATTCTAACCATTAAATCAATATCATCAATTTTCTTAAATATTTCGTTTGCGGCAACACCAGTTGACATAGAGTCAACTCTCATAGAACTTAATTCTTCACTCAATTCAAAAGTAAAGTAAATCACATTCATACCAACGTTAGCCCAGTTGAGTGCAATGTTTTGTAAAAACAAACTTTTACCTGCACCAGACTGTCCTGCAAAAATATTCAATTCACCTTTGTTAAATCCACCATACAATTTATGATCTAGTGCTGTCCAACCTGTGCTTACTGTACCGTTGTTATCTTTGAGTGATAACAGTCTTGCTTTAGGATCTAAAAAATAATCTGTACCTAGATCTTTTGTGAGTCCAATTCTCACTGCATTTTTGATCTTGTCTTCTACTTGACCATAATCGCCTTTTTCTAACAAATCTGCTGATTGAATAATTGCAAGTTCTAGTGCTTTGTGTCTGCAAAAAGTTTCAAACTCATCAAAGAACCAATTTTTATGTCTTTCATCAATATCAACTTTTTTAAGTTCAACTCCACAGGTTGCTTGTATCTGTTCTATAGTTGGAAGTGCATTGTATTCTTCTGAATGTTCTAACATGAATTTAGCCACATTGGCTAACTTACGTGAAAAATATTCTACTTTCACAATATTTTTTACTCGCACAAACAGTTCAGGATCTGTTGCACAAAATTCTAAAAACAGTCTTTGTAAATCTTCGTTGT